ATATCAACGGTTGTTAAAGTAGATGTGCCGCTTACTGTTACGCTGTTTAATGTTGCTAAACCAGATGTTGATACAGTAGTAAATGCACCTGTAGATGCTGAGTTAGCACCTATAGTTGCTCCATCAACAGTACCACCGTTTACATCAATGGTTGTAAATGTTGCTGTTCCTGTAGATGTAAGTGTTCCTGCTACTGTTAAAGTTTTGCCACTACCAACATTTAAACCAATACTTGTACCTGTACCATTAGAAACAAAGATTCCATCTAATGTATCTAAGTCGGTGTTAATCTTGCCACCCCAGGTATTAGTAGAAGCTCCTACTTCTGGCTTGGTTAGATTAAGATTGGTGGTAAATGTATCTGCCATAGTGCTTACTTATTAAGTTTGGATTTTATTAATTCAATCCATTCTGGTTTCTTTTTATATATTATAAACCCAACAACTGCTATTAGTATAACTATTTCTATTAATGTTTCCATGTTTACCCTATTGTTTTGGTGACTGATGTTGGGGTTATTTTTTCAGCTATTTGAGCATCTAAACCTGCTTTTAAAGCTGTAACCGCATCAGCACCCATTGCTGTTTCTACCCAACCTTGTACGTCTGATGCAGTTAAATCTGCAAAAGCTGTAAAGCTTGATAGATCTGAAGTGTCTACAGACTGTGATCCATAAGTTGAAGCTGTTTGGTTGTTACCTTCAGCATCTTGGTTAGCATCATCTTCTGCGTTTAAACGCCAATGCACGTTGTAAACAACGTCACTTTGACTTTCATGTGTTGGGTATGTATCAACTGTTGATACGTCCCATGTATATGTTATTGCCATTTTTATTCTCCTTTTAGTAAGTTAATTTCAGATTGTAAGGCTTCAATCTGTTCTTGTTGTTCTTTCATTCCTTTTACAAGATGTACTACAAGTTTACTGTAATCCATTTGGTACATATCTTCTTCGTTTTGACTAACTGCATTTGGTACTACATCTAATACTTCTTGAGCTATTAAACCTTCATCAGCTTTTCCATCTGCTTTCCAGTTGTAAGCTACAGGGTTAAGTTCATTTATTACTTCTAGTCCTCTAGCTTCGCCTGTAACATCTTTTAATCTTGCATCTGATGATGTATTGTATGCTGTGTTTCCTGAGGCTGTAGATATACTTCCAACTGCTGAACCGTCTTTATTAAATTCAATTAAAGTACCATCATCTGTATTTCTATTAATTGAAACAACTCTAAACCCACTACGAGAAAAAGCAGCAGAACCACTAGCGTTAAGTGATACACCTGTATTTGTATCGCCATCGCCAGGAAAGCTATCAGTAGTTCCAACCATTAAATTTCCTGAGCTATCTATTCTTGCTCTCTCTGCACCATTGTTAGCAAACTGAAGTGCATCGCCTGAAAGATTTATATAGTTTGTTGTGTCGTGGAAATATATAGTTCCAGCACTTGAGCCATTGTCGACTAAAATACTTCCACCATAAACATGAAGTTTTTGACTTGGTGAAGTTGTACCTATGCCACAATTTCCATTGCCCTTAATATTAAAGGCTTCACTTGTACCACTATTGGTCGTAACTCTAAATAGAGTATTAGTTGCTGTATTCCAACGAGTATCTACCCATAAACCATTTGATGAGGTTGAATTACCATCATTTTCAAGTTTAGCTATATAATCATCAACATCTTTTTGTACTGTTAAAGTATATGAAGGACTACTCGTTGCAATTCCTACGTTGCCTGATGAGTCGAATCTGCCAACTTCTCCTCCATCTACCTCAAAAATAATATTGCTTCCTGAGTCTGCATTGTTTTCATCAGAACGAATTAATAAACCATTAGAGCCTTCGTTGTAAATAATTTCACCATAAGAAGTACCATCGCTATCTTCTAAACGTATACCTGCAACAGAATCTTTAATGTGCAAAGTCCTTGCTGGACTATCAGTTCCTATGCCAAAGTCACCACCGCCTGCAATATAACTATCATTACCATCAGTTCTAAATGCAACTTTAAGAGCATCAGCACTATCATATAAATACATATATGCATCATCTTGAGCATCTGTTGCTACTTTTGCTCTTATGCCACTTGCTGAGTTAAGGTCTAATAAACTTTGACTGTTTGTTCCTGAAGAAACTAAATCAAGAGTAGCACTTGGCGAAGTTGTGCCTATACCAACACCTGAAGATGTTATATTTAAAGCTGAACCTGTAAGAATACTATTGGTTGAATTAGAGTTGTTTAATCCTAAACTTAAAACATTAGTATCATATTTAATTAAACTTGAATGATAAGCACCTGAACCATCGTGTAATAATATTGAAGTACCATTATTGCCATTACTTATAAGTAAATTAGCATCGTCTTTATCGTATGAACCAAAGTCATTCACACCAACTAAAGCACTTCCAACAACATGAAGGGGTGAACTTGGCGAAGTTGTCCCTATGCCAAAATTTCCTGAAGAATCAATACGCATTCTTTCTGTATCACTTGTAGCAAATCTTATAGGTATTGCATCAGCAGTTTGTATAAACATTGTTGAGTTTTGAATACCAATGTATCCATCTTTATCATTATCAGTTTCATGCAAGGCAACTTGTGGCATAGTTCCTGCTACTAATAATTGTGGACTAGAAGAACCAAAAGCACCAGTATTAGTTGAGGTAGCTCCAATTAAAAAATTTCCTGAGCTATCAATTCTTGCTCTTTCGGTGCTGTTGGTAGAAAATGCCATTGGTTTAGAACCTGTGCCATATAGACCATGTGTATTGTTTGCATCTAATAAAGATATAGTTCCTGAAATTGTGCTATCGCCTCTATCAACTCTTACTGAAGCTGTACCACCTGAATTAACAAGATGTAAAACCTTACCACCAACTGCACCACCACTTGGCGAACTTGTGCCAATTCCAATATTTTCACTACTATCAATAGTAATCGCAGTAGCATCTGCATTGTCGTCAATACCTGTTGAAGTAAAACCTGTAAGTGTTCCAACACTTGTAATATTAGGTTGTGCTGCTGTAGCAAGTGTGCCTGTAATATTACCTGAAGATTGTATAGTGCCTGTAATATTAATATTACCTGTACCTGTAATGTCATTAGAATTTAAATCTAAATCACCACCAAGCTGAGGAGTTGTATCTTCTACAACATTGTTTATAGAAACAGCTTGTACTCTTGCATCGGTATAATAAAGGTTAGAGCCTTCAGATAGATTACTTGTAGATTTAGAACTTAAATCTAAGTTAGCACCTGTTTGTAAATTAACCCTAGCATCTGCCCTAGCATCAGTATAATAAAGGTTAGTACCTTCAGTAATTGATGATGTGCTAACGCCACTTAATGTACCAGTAACATTTAAAGTACCGCCAACAGATAAAGTTTTGCCTGATCCTATATTTAATCCTATGCTTGAACCTGTGCCATCTGATTTAAAAATTGCATCAAGAGTATCTAAGTCTGCATTAAGAGATATACCCCAAGTATCTTCTGCTGCACCTAGTTCTGGCTTGGTTAAGTTTAAATTAGTTGTAAATGTGTCTGCCATTACGCTGCCTCTTGCTTATCTAATTGTGTCCATGTTGTATTTGGATTTGTTTGGTTTGTCCAAGTATCACTAGCAACTATTTGTTCTGTCCATGTTTCATTTGAAACAATAATATCTTCCCATTTTAAACCACCGATAGCTACAAAGCCACTTGTTTCAGCTATGGTTGATGCGCCTTTAAAAGTAGCTCTACCTGTTGCATCAAAGTCTGATACACCTGCTATGGCTGATACACCACCTGCGGTAATAAATCCTTGTGCGTCAAAACCAGAAGTAGCGCTTATAGTAGATGCGCCTAAATCAATCTGTCTGCCTGTGGCAGTCATGCCAGATATAACTGGTCCTATAACTGCGCCTTGGTCTATTTGCGTACCAACAGCTGTAAAGCCAGATACGCCTTGGATTGTGGCGCTACCGCCATGAATTTGTCTAAGTGTAGCGCTTACACCACTAACACCTTGTATAGTGGCTTCAGCCTGAAATGCTAGGTTATTATATTTAGATCTTGAATAATAACCTTGGTTGTAGCCTATAGTAGCCACGATTTTATGCCAATGTTATATCTAAATCACCAGTATTGAATCTGAATACATCTCCGCTACTTACAACTTTAGAAGTTGTTAAGTTTGCGTAAGCTAATAAGTTACCAGATGATGAAGCATCTAAAATACCTACTGCAACAACAGTACCATAATCTGCTGTAGCTGTTGGATATTCAATAGCTGCTGTATTACTTGCTGTGGTTGGGTTTGTGCCAGAAACACTAAAAGCACCAGTTTGTCTTGCATAAGATCCGCCTGATACTTCAGTACCACCACCTGTATCTGTTGGTGCTACTGTAAACAAAGCAACATATAAAGTTCCTGGTGCTGTATAAGCATTACCACCAAATACATGTTCTAAAACTTTGTCTTCTAAATAATCGCTAAATCCTGCCATATTATCTCCTAATTATTACTCCAATAATTTATATTTTTACCAGCTTTGCCATAAGTTCTTCTTCTTTGTATTAGCGAACCTTTGCCAAATTCTGCTTTTTCTTGTTCTAATCTCATCTCTTCTAATGCTTTTTCAAACTGTTGTGTGAATAAAGCAACCCTATCATCTTCCATTAGATAGATAGAAGCGTGTTTTAAAGCACCATATAAGTAAGCATCTGGATATCCTGTGGATATAAAGTTCGTTGTATTAGAACTACTTAGAGCATCAATAGTGCCATAGTATGTTAATTGTAGCGTATAACTTGTATCAGGGGTAGGTGCTAATTCTATTGTGTTGTCTACCAAAGCGTAATAAACAGGTTGATTGCCAACATTATTTGTTGATTTTCTATAAACATCTAATGATTCTATAGATTGTTGGAATAATGGTGTAAATTCATTACTATCAATTTGTACGTTGATAGCTTCTAACCAATCTGTTGGTAGTGATATGTATTGAGCATCTGCTGTAGCAGTAGCTCTTTTAATCATATCTTTAACTCTTAATCTTCTATTAAACTCTGCTTCTGTTGCATCTATAAAAAAATCGAGTTGACTTGTTAAGTCTGATCTGTTTAAGAAGTTTGCAATATTAGTTTTTAATTCATCGTATGTCATACTTTACCTTTCCATGTCCTAAAGGGTTTATTATCTGAATGGTTTAACCATTTCTTCCATTGTGCAGAATCCTTGGCCCAACCTTCTCTAACTGCTTGTTGATATATTACCATGGGTACTTCTGCTATATGACGAAAATCTTTACCTGGTTTATTTTCAGATAAATGTTTTACATAGTCTAGTGTTGGTTGTATATCTTGTTGTGTTTGATATATAACCTTGTCATCTTCTGTAGCAAATACAGATTTCAAACCGCGTTTATGATCTATTAATGTAGTTTTTGCCATGTAGGAATTTTAGCACAAAAAAAAGGGAAGCCGAAACTTCCCTTAAAGCTTATTTAACTAAACTTATGATGTTGTTAAGTCTGCAACGACACCGTGAGCAGCTTCGTTAGATATTTCTAACCCGTACTCAACTACGATCATTTTAGTCTCAGCGTCACCTATTGTTGAGATATCAATAGTTTGGAAATCTCTTAGGTATGACACTTTTGCAAACTCTGGGTCTACTAACAACAATGATCTTTCTCTCGATCTGTTTGATGGAACGATTTTTAGTTCACCAAAGTCAGATGAATAGATTGATACTGAAGCTTCGACTGTGTTTGCATCAACAAATTGTCTAGCTTGTGATCTACCTGTAAAAGCAGAAATCTTCTGCTTGTTAACAGGGCCACAGATTGCCATGTTTGGCTCTGCACCACTAGCAAACATAAGTTGTAAAACATCTTTTAATAAAGTTTCTGTTAATGCTCTTTGTGTTCCGTCTGTTGGAGCAGCACCGCTACCAGTAGAAGCACCTGAAGTTCCTCTTGAATCGTTAGTTGTAATCCAAGATTCGAAACCGCCAGTTACCCTAGCTGTTGTAGCATTACCAGTTGTTTTAGCACCTTTTTGACATAGAGCTTCTTCCATATCTCTTTTAAGTGCTTTAGCCATAATAGCAAGTTGGTGAGCCATTTCTGATCTCTTACCAGCTGCATCTGAAGCTTCTTGTGAACCTGTTACAGTTGCGTCTCTAGCTGAAATCATAGCAACATTACTTGCTCTGGTTGTAGCTGTAGAAGCTGTTCTTGAAAGCTCAAAGCCTTCTAACTGTCCACTTGCACTTGGAGTAGGTAGACTTTCTGTCTGCCAATCAAATACTACGTTTTTAATATTTCTTTTACCGATTGATGACATAAACGGTGTTTGCATTGGAGAGATGTTATAAATAATGTTACTTAAATCTTCTCTGTCAGCAGTAGCTGTATATGTATCAAAGGCATTTGTTACTTTAGCCATTTTTTATCCTTTAAATTAATTGTTCAAATACTTTAGCCGCATCTGAGGTTTTCCCAGTTTTAGCCAACCTTTGTTTTGCTTTCTTCACAGGGGCTACTGATTTTGGTCGGTTTGTTGTACCAGGTCTAGCAACTCTTGCTGGTGCTTTTTGTGTTGGTTTCTTCTTGACGGTTTCAGCGATTTTATCGTTTAACCAAGCCTTTCTTAAACCAAGTAAAGCTCTCCAATCATATACGGAGTTGACCTCTTCTTGGGAATATCCCAATACATCCATTGCATGTTTAGCAATCTCAGCTTTTTCTTTGGCAGCAACCTCTGGGTTTTGCCATTCTGGAATTAACTCAAGTAGCTTTTGCTGTCCTTCTTCAATTTGTTGTTGAATTAGTTTTTGCTGTTCAACTAAAGATTCTTGTTGTAATCTTTCTTGTTCAGCTTGTACTGCTTGTAGCTTTTCTTTTTGTTCATCCCAAAGCTGTTTTCGCCTTACATAACCAACAGGATCATCTTCGTATAAAGCGTTCCAATCTGGTTCTTCACCTAAAGCTGCATTTAACTGCGCTTCCATCTTCGGTAACAACTGCGAATAAATCGCATCTCTTTGCGTTAACTCTGCTTGCTGCTGCTCAATAGTCTTTCGCTGTTGTGCGAGTTCTTGAGTTTTACGCGTATAATCTTGCTGACGAGAATAGCCGTTGATGAGTTCCTCTTGCGTGACTTCGACCTCTTGGCCATCTACTTTTACAGTAAATGTTTGAAGTTGCGGAGCTTCCTCTTCAACATCGGTTTGTTCTTCATCCAGTTCTTCGTCCTCTTCAACAAACTCTTCCTCATCTTCTACATCTTCTTCAAGATCTTCAGGTGATTCAAGTTCCTCTTCAAGAACTTCTTTTTCTGCTGCTTCTTCTGTTTCTGTGACTGCCTCTTCAACCTTGTCCTCTTCAGGGGTTAAGAAACTTTCAAACATAGTGGCAGCTATTTCACTATCTGTTTGTAAAGCAGTCGGTTTTCCGTTATTGCTCATATAAATACTCCTTAATTGTATTTAAGGGTATTTTAGCTTAATAATGTGGGAAAAGAAAAGGTTTAGCCGATTTTTCTAATTTTGTTTATGTTGGCTTTTGTTAGCTTACCTTTCTCTGCAATGATTCTAAGATGTCTTTCAACTTCTGGTAACAGCAATATAGACCTATGAATATCTTCTCTTGCTTTGATATCATCAATATTTCTAAGATTTAACCAATGAGTAACGTACTCGTTTTTTAAATTTTCAATTGCTTCTTTAAAAACATCTGATTCTAATATTTGTTCTGCTTGCGCAGCTTTAACTACTTCTTCGTGTGATATTGCCATTATCTAAATAAATTAATTGGAAGCCTACCAATACTCATTGGACTTTGTGGCTTTTGCATTTCTGCTGGTTGTGGTTGACCTAACAAAGATTGTGTTTGTGGAGCCATTGGTTGTTGTTCTATAAAAATATCTAGGGGTTGTTTTCTTGGCATTTGTGGTTGCATCGGTGGTTGCATTGGCATAGGTCTTGGCATTGGCATTTGTGGTTGCGTTGGCATCCCATAATTACCAAATAAAGACATTGGTTTTCTTGGCATAAAGATTGGGTTATTGCCGTAACCCATTGATGACATTGCTCCTTTGCTCATACTAACCTGTTATTAATTTATCCATTTTTTCGTCTAGCTTATCTAAACGATCTATGACTCTATCTATACTTATAGTTAATTCAACCTTAGTTACATAATCTTTTGCAACTTCTTCGCGAGTCTTGTTAAGTAGTATATCAACTCTTTTTAATTCTGTCGCGTTTGTTCTTACACCATGCACTATAGGTGCAATTACCAAAGTGATAAGAATATTCCAATACATTATGGGGTCCATCAATAACTCCAAATATGTGGTCGTGGTCGACCTTGTGAATCTTTAGATATATCTAAATGTATAAATCTAGCTCCACCTTTTTGATTTACACCTATACCAGTAAAGCCATAATCTGTAGCTTTAGATATTATCTCTAGTGCTTGTTTTCCTCTAACCCCTATATCTGCTGCTAAACCTAGTGCGTGTGTTCCTGGCTTTGATTTATTTTTTTCTACAGGATGATCTGCACATCTAAAACCACTTGTAATTTTAAATGGAAAACCACAGTCAGTTCTAAGTTCCTGTAATTTATCTATAAGATCATGTTCAATCTTATTTTCACCGCAATGCTTACAGGCAAACTCTTCTAGTTTAAAGTTATCCCAACTCATTTGCTTGCAACTCCTTTTGTCTTTTCAAAAGTTCTTAAACCACCAAGTCCTAACATACCCATTAATACAGTCATTAACGATCCCATGTCAAAGGATGGTAAAACAAAAGATACTCCAGATGCTGAGAGTGCAAAGACGATGATAGGCTGAAGCAAAAAGTGATAAAGCATAGCAATAGAACAAGTCCAACCCACAAACGGTCGCCACCCGCTAACAAAAACAGATTTATGACCAGCTTCAATTTTATTAATTTCAATCTGAGCCATATTCGCTTTATGTAGTTCGGTTTTAAGTTCATGGTTTAGTTTTGCCTGTAGGTCCTTATCAGGAACTAGCTTACCAACTATTTCGCTTACTGGGCCTATTAATGAATCAATCATTTTTTCTTTTTGTATGACACTTTTTTACCAGCTTTCTTAGCAGCTGTTTTGGCTTTCTTCATACCAGATTTTGTGTATGAGTATTTCTTTTTTCCTACCATTGGCATAATGTTTACTCCTGTATTGTATATATCGATAATTTTTGGCTTTTGCCTTTAACATTTATCGGTTCCAATAATTTTAACTTAATTTTACAATTTATGGCAGTAGAATAACCAATCAATATATCTTTTCCTACTTCTTTAGTTGCAGATTCTAGTCTTGCTGCTGTATTCACACAGTCACCAATAGCAGAATAATCAAACCTTGTATCGCTTCCCATGTTGCCAATAACAGCTTCACCTGTATTTATACCTATGCCTATATCTATACCTAGGTTTGCTTTCTTCATGTTTTCTTTTATTTCTATAGCAGTTTCTACCGCTGCGCTTCTATGATTTGGTAAATCTATAGGTGCATTAAATATAGCCATCATTGCATCACCAATATATTTATCTACCATGCCTCCATGTTTTTGCACAGCATCTGATTGTATGGTCAAAGCTTTGTTCATAATCTTGGTTACTTTTTCAGGTGGTAGTTTTTCTGACAAAGATGTAAAACCTCTGACATCTGTAAATAAAAATGTTGCTTCTTTTTTTTCGCCACCAAGTTTTAATAAGTCAGGATTATCTTGTAATCGTTTTATTTGTCTAGGATCTAAATAATGTTCAAACTGTTTTTTAATTTGTTGACGCAATTTATATTGTTTTTTGTAGTTTATATAGAAGGCAACAGAAGCAGTTATGATTTGAGAGATAAAAGTCCATGAAAAATCCAATAAAATACCCTTTTGAACGCTAAAAACGCCTGAGAAGCCTGTGGTGAAGAGTAAAATTACAGCTATACTTAGACCCTTAACTACACCAAGATAATTGATTACGAGCCATGTCAGCGACACAAAAATTCCAAAAATCAAAATTTCGGCTACTAAATGCCAATCTGGAATCCTTGGAGAGTTTTCTATAAGTATTGACTCAGATAATGCAGCTTGAATCTTATGTGGTTCTAATAATCCAGTTGGTGTTGCAACTTGTGGCATGATTCCTGGAGCAGTTACACCAACAAATACAAATTTATTTGCAACATCTAGTTCTTGTAAATTAGTTTGTGGTGTGTCTACCCAACTAATCCATTTACGACCAAGGCTATCTGTTTTGATTGGTGGCAATCCTCTGACTGATATTTCTTGAATACCAATATCATTGGTTGTAATAATATAAGTTTTTGCACCTACTAAACTTTTTAATACTTCTGTACCAAAGGAACTAACATAACCGTCTGGTGTTCTAAGTAATAAGGGTATACGTCTGACTAGATTGTCAAGATCGGTGGGTGCAGCAGATATACCTTCTTGTATATAGTTTGTTCTAAGGTTGTGAGTATTCTGTACTACACCCTTTGATAGCATACCACCAACATCAGGACCTTTGATTACAGTACCAACAGTTTTTGGGTATATTTGATTTGGGTATTCAAATGAAGCCAAAATAGATGTACCATAAACAAGAGAGTCTGCAAAAAATTTATCACCACCAAATCTATCTGGATGCGGAAAACTAACAACCCAACCTACACCCAATGCACCAGCATCTATAATCTGTTTGTGTATTTCTCCTAATCTTTGTCTTGGTATAGGCCAACCGCCTTCTGCATCTATATCTGCTTCGGTTATATTTAAAATAGTAAAGTAACCAGACGGTTCTTGTTTAAGAACAAGATAATCAAAAACTTTTAGTTTTAGTATTTCTGTAGGTGTTGACTGATATAACAAAGGCAACACTAGTATTATAAGTATGGTGAATAGTATGCGTTTCATTAATTACTTTGAGTTATTTTAATAGTGCTGCCAGTACCACCATTTATTTTAATAATATTAGATGTACCGTCTTGGATAAAGATAACAGTATAACTACCAGCAGAATCTATATCTATTCTAGCAGTATCACTAACACTACGCATAAGCGTTAATACTTCGCCTGTTATAAAAGATGTTATTTGTGTTTGTAAGTCTTGTCCTAGTTTTGTACCAACTATGTTTGTAGATGTAGCATCCTGTGCTAGTTGATCTTCTTGTTGTATTTCTTGTAGTGCATCTATGACATCTAATAAATCTTCTAGAAAGTTTACATCAAGATAATTTATATCTAACTCTGTAAACTCTAGTTCTTTTTCTGCGTCTAACAAATCTTCTTCTAAGTAATCTATATCTAAGTCATTGAAATCCAGTATGTTTTTCTTTTGTGTTTGTGCGGTTTTTTCTTCTATAACCTCTTCTTGTGGTGGATTTACAATCAACATATTGTCTATAAGTTCTAGTGATAAATCTAAAATAACAGGAGAACTAGGGAGCTTTTCATAGACATCTACGGTGGTAGCTTCATAGGGTTTGTTAAGAGTAACGGTACCCATAGCTGTAGTAACAACTATCTCTCCACTACTTAAACCATTGATATCAGGTAATAAAATTAACAAACTACGACCTGTTTCATCAACAGTTACAGTAAAGTCTGTACCTCTGATCGCTATGTTTGCGGTGGGAGTTTTGAGTTCTATATTTTGTTTATCTATCTTATTTAGACTGCCAGTAATAAATCTAGCCGTACCAAGGCCAAAGGTAATAGCCATTTTAGATTTACTAGGATTTGGGTCAAAGATATATTCATCTATAGTTAGTTGTGAGTGTTCAGTTAGTTTTACTTGTGAATCATCCAAAAACCTAATAGCCATACGGCCATTGGTTGTTATAGCTTCATCGTTTTGTTGTATGTTAAATTCTAGCTCAGCATTATAAGGCTTTTCTCTTATAACTCTAGCTGCGCCAGTTAATTCAGATATATTTCCTACATCAACAGCTTGTGCTTGTACCCTGGTCGTTTTGAATGACGCAAACAGTACCATTATTACCATTAGATATAATTTTAAGCCAGTCATTATCTTGGGTACTTAGTTGCTCAATGTTAAAAGTTCTACTGTTGCCTGTTTGGTCAAGATAAAAATATCCGCCTGCATATCCGCTTCCTGTAAAGTTTACTGTATTACTATCTCCGTCTACATCAACATAGTTAGTA